GTTCAGGGTTTCAATTTTGTTTTTTGCTTCCCATGAGAAAGCAACAGACAAAAATAGGCAACTGAACATTATCACAAAGCAAATCTGCGTGGTGATATCCGATGTTTCTTTCTTTTCTTGTTTCATTTTATTTATCTAAATCAAAAAGTGATGTTTGTGTGATAGTTGGGCCGTGTTTCGTGGTGTATTCTCCCAGGCACTCACGGTTAAAGCGTTCGCAACCTTTGGCAAAATATTCTTTATCCAGCTCACATCCTACGAAATCATAGCCCATTTTATATGCCGCTATTCGGCTGCTTTGAGAGCCCATCATAGGGTCGAAAATTAGTGAATGGGGGGGGCAAAATTCTGCAGCAACCAGGAATATAGTGCTACTGGTTTCTGTGTGGGGTGAATTTTATCTTTTGTGCGATTATCGAACTTGAATATTTTAGCGGGATAATCAAACGAGGTCCAAGCTAATTCTATTTGCGAAAAGTTTGGCCATGGTTGGCATTTGTCCCAGGCAATCACGCATCTGGTAGGTGGTAAATTGAAGTAATTACCACCCCAAATGATAACGTTTTCGCAAATACGGAAAAGTTCGTCAAAAAATTCTTTTTTGGGTGCCTTGTCCCATTCGTAGAACTTTCCAGCTTGCTGATTAAGCACTCGCCCTCGCAGCTTACCGTCACCTGTGTACCTATTCACATTGCCTGTGCCAATCTCATAGGGTGGGTCGGCAATAGCGAGGGCGAAAGCGTTGTCTGGTAGCCCTCGCATATACTCCAGGCAATCGATGTTAAAAACTTCGCTCTTGGGTTTCATATCTTGCGTTTAAATCGATTTGTAATTCTTGGGCCTTGGCGCGCATTAGTTGGATGTTTAGCCAGGGATTAATGTGTACCTCCTTGTGGCAATGGTGGCACAGGAGTAGCATGTTGCGTTTCATGCCTCGCAGTTCGGGGAATCGAGCCCACGGTAATACGTGGTGCAACTCCATCTGTCTGATATCGTAGTGTTGGCCACAATGGGGGCAAACGCCTTGGCATCGCTCATATAGCTTGCCCTTGATATCGCGCATGTTCCATGCCAGCTGACCGCTGCGATCGTAGCCGCTTGCGTGTCGCTTTTTTACTTTGCAGTTGCTGAAGGTGATATAAAACCATCCGCGAAATATGCGGATGGTCTTTTTCCAGGTTTTGCGCTGGGGGGGGTAAAAATTTGTAACTTCTTGCATAATACTTTGGGATTTTGGTGTTACTTTTTAATGCTACTTTCGGCTGCGTTATAGAGTATTAAGCCGGTTAGCAACATCTGCACGGGGTCAACCTTGCAGGCTGCGCTCTCTGTGCGCTTTACTGGCTTAACGTTGCCCATTCCGTCGTTGCTCTCCATTAATTTAACGCATCCAAAGCAGTAGGGCCAAAGCGAATTGGGCGACAGGTGAATGAGTGGCTGTGGTATCTGGTGGCCTGCACCATCATCCACCGATCGCTTAATAAAGTAGTCGAACTGCTGCACCACGGGGCTGTAATTGCCAAAGCCCTGCTTAACGGGTATTACGATGTGCTTGGGGTCATAGCCCGAATCGAACACCCATTGCGATAGTGCATTGATAACAGTTGCCGCGTTGTATGCATCGTAGCCAAAGCCACCAAAGTACACGCCGCGCTCTTCGTTTAGCTTCTTGATGCGGTTAACGGGCCATTCAGGGTCGAACGTCTTACCTGGTACGATGGTGATATATCCTGCATCGCGCCATTTGTACAGCAGTTCACGGATAGGGCTTTCGTTGGCTGCAGCCTCGCTGATATATACATCCATGTCGCCGAAGTAATCGCCGGTCCATGTGTTGTAAGCCAGGAATGCCGATCCGTTAAGGTCGTCGCCCTTCGAGAAGTCCATGCCGGTAAATACTACCCATCCTTTGTCCTCTGTGCATTCGTCGATGGTGTGCGGACCTGGTGTTCCGTTTAGCATGGTCCAGTCGCCTTGTATGTCGCGTATCTCTTCGGGCTTAATCCAGTCGTGGGTGGTGTTAGATGCGTACACGTTGAACAGTTTACTGAACAGCTCGCCGCGTGTCATCTTTCCGTTGCGCATGTCGGTGATGCTGTCTTCGTAAAACTGATGCTGGCAGGTGATGCCCAACATGGGGTTAATCTTGCGCCGTATGTCCTTACTGGTTAGCAGCAGCTCTTCGTCGTGCTTCTCCCAGTCGTCGGGCTCCAGCAGCAGGCACAGCTGGCGGTCGTCGCTCAGGGTGGGCGTTTCTTCGCCTGTGTCGTACTTCAGTTCGCGCAGTAGGGCATCGTGCAAGCCCTGCAGCATGTCGATGAATGGGCCGCTGGTGATGGTGCCTGCCGTGGTGGTGCCAAAGGTCAAGCCCTCACGACGGGGACCCATCGACGAACGCATTACGTTTACCAGGTTCATCATGTCGCTTTTGCCATTGGTGTAGGGGCTGCTGCCCAACTCATCCCAGTTTACAAGTTCGGCAAACGGACCATCCTTGGTTTTGCCTCCGGCTGTAAGTGGCATAATCATAGCATTGCGAACGCTGTGGAATTGCGACTTCCATTTTATCTGCTTCTTGGTGATGTCGAAGCGGTGGCGGTTGTCGATGGCAGAAAGCATAAAGGTGGTGCGTTCAAACAGAATGCGGCTTTGGAATTCGGCATTGGCACAGCAATACACTTCGCTGTTGTAGTCGCCTAACAAAAAGAATACCACCTGTATAAATGCGCTCATGCCGGTTTTATCGGTTTTTCGTGGGGTGTACAGCACGAAGTAGTTGCACAGTCGGCGAAAATCCTCGATGTGGTTTGTGAATGGATTTTCTCGCTCGGTAATCATCAGATCGCGGGTGCCTTCTTCTACCTGTGTATCGAACCAATGGTAAAAACCAAATACCGATGCCAGAACAAACACCTGGAATGGTTGCCAGCGATATATATGAGCTACATCTGTACCAGGGCAACGTATGCCACCCGATACGTAGTGCATTCGGCCTTGTTCATCTGGTTCCCAGTTACCTTCGCGCAGGTGGATGATCTGCTGCACCTTGCGCTCGTTAAACTCATAAGTTCTGAGTAGCCGCAAAAATTTTACGGCTCCCAGAATTTCATATCCGTTGTGCAGATCGGGCTGCTTAACCAGGTCGCTGAAGTAATCGGCCAATCGGTAGTCGATAGCACTCAGGGCTCTAACCGTGTGGTTTTCGTTCAGGCGATGCAGCAGTATCTCAACGGCTTGTTGTTTCTCTTCCTTGGTCATACACTAATTGTTAATTAACATCGGCATTAACAAGATGGTTACTTCGGTTTGCTCTTTCTGTCCATCGGGCTCCAGCAGTACGGCTGTGTAGGCATCCTTCATTTTGAATAGTACTGATGCGCCGTTAATATAACTAATGGCTTTTAATAGGGTGCTACCCTTTAGGCCAACGTTAAGCGACTCGCAGTTGCACATCTCTACATCCAATTTGTCGTCGGCTCCCATGCTAAAGTCGTAATCGTAACTATTGATGCGCAGATAACTTTCGTCGAAGTGCAACTGCAGCAATTCTGATGCGTTGGGGGCGAATGGCAACACGCGCTGAATGCTCTGTTTTAACGCAATCTTATCTACGGATGCCTCGAATACATTATCCGATGGTATAACCGAATTATATTTTGGATAGTTTTCGGCTATCAGTCGGAAGGTCATCGTGTAACGGTCGTTACCTACTTGGCACTTGTTTTCGTTAAAGCGAAGGGTAACGTTTCCATCTGTCAGCGTGTCGGCCATAACCTTTGCCGCTTTGGTGGGGATGGTGGCTTCTATCTTGCCGTCGTACTGGTGTTCGTTCCAGCCATAAAGACGGTTGCGTACCAGCGTGTGGCCGTTGCTTGCTACGATATCGAGCGAATTGTGTTTGGCAACGGTACACATGTGTACACCACACATGGCTGGTCGTAGGTCCTGAGTGCAAACGCTCCATAGGCAACGCTTAATGGCATCGGCTATGCGCTTGCCGTCGAGCTCGAAGGGGTCTGTGGGTAGCGGCACATCTATGATGGGGTATTCGTCGGCACTCTCAGAAAGGAAGTGTATCTGGCCGTCCTGGTGTTCGATGGTAAACATGTAGTCGCTTTCGGTGCAACAGGTGATGGTTAGCGGTTGCTCAGATATCTGTCGCAGGGCATCAAGCAGTCGGCCTGCATTTACGCAAAACTTACCTTCGCCCTCCATGGTCTGCAACTCCAGGTTGGTGC